ATTATAGCCGGATATTCAATAGACAAGTTACTGGTAATGAAGCTATTAATTTATTATCTCACTTATTGAGTGCCACTCATAAAGATGATTCTGAGTTAATTAAATTAATTATTAAAAAGGATTTGGATTGTGGAGTTTCTGAATCAACTATTAATAAGATTTGGTCAAAGTTAATTGATACTTTTAAGGTCATGAAATGTCATAATACTATTGAACATATTAAATATCCGGCTATAATTCAAACTAAATGTGATGGAATGAGATGTATCATTGAAAGACACCCAGATGGAGAATCCTATACCGCATATAGTTCTTCTGGTAGAATTATTGAGTTTGGTGATCATTTCAATGAATCGGTTAGAGTTTATATGAATCCATCAGAAAGATTTGATGGTGAACTGATCTGCATAGGTGAAGATGGTAAGCATTTAGACAGAAAGACTTCCAATGGAATCATTAATAGTTTACTTAAAAAACCAGAAACATTCCCCAAAGATAAATTAAAATTAATTAATTTTGTTGTGTGGGATATTGAAGATCATACTAATTCTATACATTATGATAATAGGTTTTTTAATTTAAAAGAAAGATTTACTTCTAATCAAAGAAACTTTAAATTGATCGATTGGAAAATTGTATGTTATGAATCAGAAGCAATTGAATATTTTCAAAATCAATTATCTATGGGTAATGAAGGTGCAATATTAAAGAATTTAGATGGAACTTGGCAAGGTAAAAGAGTTAAACATCAAGGTAAACTTAAAGATGAATTGGAAGCTGAATTAAAAGTTGTAGGAATTATTCCACATTCAAAGTTTCCAGAACTTATTGGTGCATTAATCATGGAAACTTCTGATGGTGTTAAATTTAATGTTGGTTCTGGATTAACCGATGAATTGAGAAGTACATTAGATCATAATAGTGTAATTGATAGAATATATACTGTTAGATTCAATGATGTGATTACTAATAAAAACGATGACAGTTATAATTTATTTCTACCTAGATTAATTGAAGAAAGACTTGATAAATCTACTCCAGATTCTATGGAAATTATTCTGAGTTTAAAAACAAATGAAAAAATTTAAATATAAAAATCCAAAGTTTAATGTAAGTTCTCGACCAAGAGTAGGACTTGTGGGTGGACCATTTAATGGAGAATCTATTAGATTAACAACTGGTTCTACATTAGAATTTAAAGTTCAGGGATATATTGGATTTTATGAACATGGTAAATGGGTTGGTAATTAAATGGATAGAAGGATAATCAAAACAGTCTATTATTATGATGATGGTACATTTGAGGAAATCTATAATGATGATAGTGATTCGATCATTAATACGGTAGTTTCTCCAATGGAGGATTCTATTGGAGATATACAATTAGACTGGACTGAAAGATTTTTATAATTAATAATTGTTGACATTAAATTTAAACTCTGTATAATTCTCTACATGCAGCAAACAAACATTTTAAACAACTTTTGAGAAGGAATTAGATCATGGCACATGCGTTAGATTTATCAAATGGCAAACCCGCAATCGCTTTTGTGGGTGACAGAAAAGCAATTTGGCACGGACTTGGCCAGTCATTAACAAGAAATTCACCAATTGAAACTTGGGAAGTTGAAGCTGGAATGAACTGGAAGATTTTAGAATCTGAAGTAGGATTCAAATCTTCAGAAGAAGAATCATTCTCATTCCCAGGAAAGAAGGTTCTATATCGTTCCGATAACAAAATGCCATTGAGCATTGTTTCTGAATCTTACAAATTAGTTCAACCAAAAGAAGTGCTTGAATTCTTTAGAGATATTGTTTCAGACGCAGGGATGTATATTGATACTGCTGGATGTCTCTTTGATGGAAAGCGATTCTGGGCTAGTGCATATACAAATAATGCATTAATTCTAAAATCTGGTGATCGTATTGATGGTAATTTACTATTAACTACATCATGCGATGGAACCAATGCAACATCAGCATCATTTGTAGCTACCCGAGTAGTTTGCAATAACACGCTGAATGTTGCTCTTGGTGAAGCCGATTCAAAGAAATCAAGGGTTAAAGTTTCACATAGAACTACCTTTAATGCTTCTGCCATTAAAAATTCAATGGGAATCATTGATAGTTCTTGGGATTACTTTAAGGATAACGTTTTGACATTGAATAAAATCAATCTCACAGATAAGGATGTCAAATCATTCATTACCAGATTGGTTTCTGAAGATATTGGAGATGTTAAAGATCCAGAATTCAGAGAGATTGAAAAAATCATGTCACTGTACTCTGGAAAAGGTATGGGATCAGATTTGTGTTATGGTACTGCTTATGGAGTGTTGAATGCAGTTACAGAGCATATTGATTGGCATGGTTCGCAGCATTCAGATTCGAGTAAATTGTGGAATGCCATTCAAGGCAAAGGTGCTGACTTTAAAGTAGAAGCATTTAATGAGTTACTTAAATTAGCAGCTTAGATGAACTTTGGCCAGATTAAATTTAATCTGGCCATTATTAATTCTTAGAATACTTTAATGATTCAATCTTTGAACTAAGTTCTATCAATTGATTATTATACATACGAAGATTAGCTTTAGAGTGTGATTGAATATCTAATCCAGTTCTACCATAGTAATGAGAATTGTTTTCATAGTTTTCTAATATCTTTGAATGTTCTTTAATCTTTTGCTCTGTGTATTCATAGTCACTTAATACATCTTCAAGTTCCCCAGAGATAGCATTTAAAGAAATGATCATAAGAGGTATTACTAATAGAAGTTTAAATTTAGTTTTCATGGAGTTTCCTGTGAAATTATTGAATCTATTAGTAAGACATTAATTTTAAATAATAATTTCTAAGTAAAACTATGATTCTTTAGTAATGGTTTTACTTAGAACTACATAGGAATTGTGTATGAATGTATTAAGTTTGTTTGATGGAATGAGTTGCGGTAGAATAGCACTAGAGAGAAGCGGATTAACTGTTGATAATTACTTTGCTTCTGAAATAGATAAACATGCAATTAAAGTATCCGAAAGTAATTATCCAGATATTATACGATTAGGTGATGTTACTAAAATAGATGCTAGTAAATTACCAAAAATAGATATATTGCTTGGTGGAACTCCATGCTTTACATCTAGTAATTTGGTCATGTCGGTGAATGGATATGTTCCTATATCTGAACTAAAGGTTGGCGATTTAGTATTAACTCATAGAAATAGATATAGGAAAGTTTTAAGGGTTGGTTCTGAGAAAAAGGAAACTATATCAATAAAATCTCAAGGTTCTACTAAAATCGTTACGACAAAAAATCATCCGTTCTATTGTTACAATGATAAAAATAAAGAATCGGAATTATCATGGAAGGACATTATAAAATTTGGTAATAATGATAAGGTTGTTTCTATTAAATGGGGTGTTGATATAGATTCAAAAGAATTTTCTGATATAGATTTGTATATTTTGGGAAGATTCCTTGCAGATGGATGCTGCTATAAAACTAAAAGGAAAAATAGAAAAGATTCTTACACTTATAAATTTAAAATCAGTATAGGAAAGCATAAATTAGAACATTTTAAAAGTAAAGTAGATGATAGATTTTCATATATTGAAGAAGGTTCTGTATGTAATGCGTTTATTTATAAAAAGGAGTGGGTTGAAATTGGTGAAAAATTTGGTCACTTGGCATATAATAAATTCATACCGAATTTTATATTGGATCTACCAATTGAAAGATTGAAAATATTTATATCTGGTTATATGGATGGGGATGGGCATGTTAGAAAAAGAAAATCTTCAAAAATAATTTACAAGAGAAATACAACTGTCAGCGAGAAATTAACTTTAACTTTAAGTTTAGCAATCCAGAAGTGTTATAATGGTGTTTCAATTTATCATTCAATAAGACCAAACAAACATAACATAGCTAATAGAATAGTAAATCAAAAAAACACATATGAAGTTTCATTTACTGAAGATGAAACAAAATTTAGTAAATATAAATTAATTGATGATTATGTAGCATACAATATAACTAAAAGTAAATCGTTTATAGATTGCGGAATTAATGATGTTTACAATATAGAAGTTGAAGAAGATAATTCATATATTGTAAATAATCTAATTGTGCATAATTGTCAGGGATTCAGCTTTGCAGGAAAACAATTAAACTTTGAAGATCCAAGAAGTAAATTATTTTTTGAATTTGTTAGATTGCTTAAAGAAACCAATCCAAGATATTTCTTGTTAGAAAATGTAAACATGAAAAAGGAATATCAAGATATTATTACTAATGAATTGGGAGTTGAACCGATAAAAATTAATTCAAATTTAGTATCAGCTCATATGAGAACTAGATTGTATTGGACTAATATTCCAAATGTTAAACAACCAGAAGATAAAAAAATATTATTAAAGGATATAATAGAAAGTGGTGTGGTTGACCGAGATAAATCATATTGTGTAATTGCATCATATACCAGAATTGCAAATCCTTATGGGTATTTTAAAAAGTCAAGAGGAACATTAGTATTTAATGATTTATCAAAACTAAATGAATATAGGACTTTTGATAAGGATAAATTACTAAGTTATGATATACTTAGAAGCACAGATTACCGAATATTAACTCCAATTGAATGTGAACGATTACAAACAGTTCCAGATAACTATACAAATTATGTTAGTACTAATCAGAGATATAAAATGTTAGGAAATGGTTGGACTGTCGATGTTATAAGTCATATTTTAAATCACATACCTTAAATAACTATTGACTTGTATATGAATCATATGATATGCTTATGACTTGTATATGATTCATATTTAAACAATGGAGATAAAAATGACTCAATGCTATATTCCTCCAGAAATTATTAAGGCGCATAAACTATTTCCCAATAGTGGGTACTTGAGATTTAAATGGTTAGAGAATCAAAGGTATTTAAAGAAAAGAAATTTAGGTAATAACGGTGGGTGGTTAGTAGATGGTGGAATGTTTTTAAAAGAATTTAAATTTTCATCATTTAATGCTTGACAAGTAAATTAAACTCTGTATAATAGAAAACTAGAAATTTGGATGCCATCAGCAAATAAAAATCCCATCGTAAAGGAGTAGATACTGGTTCAAATCCAGTAACTTAATGGTTACCCACATTAAGTTTAGCTTAACGGTAGAGCGACTAAAAGTGCATCCAGTATAAAGAATTAGGCTACTAACAGCAAATCTTACTTTTGGATAGTAATATGTAGCCTGTAAATTGAGTATTAATAAAGCAGTGGGTATGGTGGTTAAATGAATTAAACAATACTGTTGCAACAGTTATAATTCAAAGTAACCTGACATAGAAAAACGTCTCTTCCGCAGATCGGGAAATTAGCGGATAAGTGTTTCCCAAGTTGATCGATAATCAAATCAGCCCATTGACTAAAAATCAGCCCACTGCTTTATTAATACTTGATTAGTAAGACAACGACACGGTGATGTAATAATCGTGTGTGAAATAGGTTAAGAGCAGCAACAAACAATTCAACTTTTATTTGAAAACAAATTAGCCTGATAGGAATTTAAAATGACAAAATTTATTGACGCAGTAGAAAGTGAAGAAAAAAATCAAAAAACCAGAACGACCAATGGAATGAAAGCTAGGGTATCTACAGCAGGCGATTGCGTAGATTTATTCTTCAAAATTGGTGCATCCAGAGGACAAGATATTATACCTCAGTTTATTAAAGCATTTAATGAAGATAAAGATATTGCTTTAAAAATTGCTCAATGGGCTAGAGATGTTCGTGGTGGTGCTGGAGAACGACAACTATTCAGAGATATATTATTGCACCTTGAAATTCATCATCCAGTTGATTTAATTTCTCTAATACCAAATATTGATGAAGTTGGTCGTGCTGATGATCTATTGATTTTCAAAACTAATAGAATAAAATCTATTGTATTTGAAATGTTCAGTAAAGAAATTATTAATGAGAACAGATTGTTCTGCAAATGGACTCCACGAGAAGGGAGTTCAAAATCTCAGATTGCATATGAATTGAGAAAGTATATGGGGTTAACTCCAAAAGCATTCAGAAAACTTTTGGTGAAAGGTACTAAAGTTGTGGAATCTGAGATTTGTGCTAATAAATGGGATGATATTAATTTCTCACATGTACCATCAAAGGCTATGTCAATTTATAAAAAGGCTTTTGATAGGCATACAACTAAATTTCAGGAATATCTAGTGGCACTTCAATCTGGAGATCCTTCAGTTAAGATCAATGCGGGAGCCATATTTCCTCATGAAGTTATTGGGCATGTTAATAGATTTAGATATGTTGATTCTACTACAAATCAATCTGAATTAATAACTATTTCGGAGCAATGGAAAGCATTGCCAGATTATTTGGATGGATCAAATCTATTAGCTATGGTTGATACTTCTGGATCTATGTATGCATCGCCAATTCCTGGTTCTACATATTATGCTGGAGATGTTGCAGTAGCACTGGGATTGTATATTTCGGATAAATCTAAAAGTGCATTTAAGGATTTATTTTTAACATTTTCAAGTAATCCCGAATTTGTACATGTTAAAGGTAATATCATTGAAAAGATTAAACAGATGTCTACTGCTGGATGGAATCAGAGTACAGATTTATTGAAAGCTATTCAATTAATTTTGGATACTGCTATTAAAGGTTCTGTAGATCCTACAGACATGCCACAGACATTATTGATATTGTCAGACATGCAATTTAATAGTTCCTGGAATAATATTGGAAAAGATTTAACGGCATTTAAATCCATCAAGAAGATGTATAAAGATGCTGGATATGAGATTCCGAATATCGTATTTTGGAATTTGTGTGCTCATGATAATGTTCCAGTTAAATTTGATAGGAGCGGCGTAGCATTAGTATCTGGATTTTCTCCAAGTATTATTAAGTCTATACTAAGTTCTTCTGATGATTTTACTCCAATGGGAATTATGATGAAGGCTTTGAGTGATCCAAGATATAACTTGAATACCCTTTTATAAAAATTTTAACGTTTTTCTCTAACTTTTAAGTAACTCATTGATTATATTAAAGAAAACAGCACTTTCACTGAAAACTTAAGTTATTGATTTAAAAGGATATTAAATTAAAGTTCATTTAAATTGCAGTTAGACATACTACCCTATTACCTAGAATTTTAATGTATGCTTAAATTGAGGTTTATTTTAGGTTAACTGTTTGATTTAAATGAGTAAATGAAGAAAGTTTTCAATAAATCGAAATAATCGTTGACATTAAATTTAAACTCTGTATAATTCCCTACATGCAGCAAACATTTTAAACAACTTTGAGAAGGAAATAAATCATGTTATACTTTAAAACCCGTACAGAAGCTCGTAACTTTGCAAACAAATCAAACCATAAAGTAGTTGATAACGGTTCAAGTTCAGAAGTTAATCGTCGGTGGGCAGTTAAAGTTCTTTAAGAGTAATATTGGTATTGTAGTTTAACTGGTAAAAACTTTAATTGAATTAGATAGCTTCTAACAATTAAAATGAAAGTTCAAGACTTTCCAATACTAAACAAAATTTGTCCCATTAGTTCAGTGAATAGAATAGTCGGCTTCTACCCGATTGGTCGGAGGTTTGAATCCTTCATGGGACGCCAAATTATAATAGTGAGATTGATATGAATGAAGCAGTAGAAATGTTAAATCGAAGTCTTAAGCAATTAATTTCTAAAGAATTATCTTTGGATTTTGAATTGCAAGATGATACTAAGTTGTCTAGTATTAAAAATTTTGATTCTCTTGAATTATTAGAACTTGTAATGGTAATTGAAGATAAATTTGATATCAACATTGCAAGTGTACATAACTGTCACAGTTATGGCGATTTGTTTGAAATTGTAAAAAATGAGGTGATTACAAATGATGAATAATTTAGAAATTTGGGACTTGATAAGTAGATTGCTTGGTATCATAATGTTTGTAATATCTCCAATCTTTGTACCTCTAATGATTCTATATCAACAAAGGGATCAAATAGTAAGGTATTATATGGATTGTTATGATACAATCGTAGGTAATGTTACAGTGGATTTAAAAGAAATAATTAAAGGTATTTTTAAGATTTAAAGATTAGTAAGGGTTCAGCACAAACTTTGCCTTCAGGCGACTAATGATGGGGAACAAACATTCTGATGGCTGGATGTATAAACTAAACTATCAAACCTTACTGTTGATGTACTGAGTATTAAATTGATCATGGGAGTTCAATATAATGGAAAAAATAAATGACAAGCAGTATTTGACATCACTAGATGGATACGCCGTATTCTCTGGTGATGTTGTTTTTTTATCTTCAAAAGAAGAATTCATTCAAGTAATTGCAATTGGAATTGAAAAGGATGGAAGGGTTAAATTCATCACTGATGATGAATCGGTTAGACCATACATAGAAGAATGTTTGCATAAGGATCTTGCACATCTATATATTAAGTCTCAAGATGGCAACGTTCATGTTGATGATTTTATTGAATCGCTGGAATTCGATTCCTCTAAAGACAGGGAATCCGAAATTGAAAACTATGCTAAATTCTTTTTTATGTTACATAGACTTCCTGCATATATGAAAAATCAATGGGAGGTTATTATATCCAAATATAAATTGTATTGTTTATACGAAGGGAAGGCATACAGGGTCACTGGGGCATCCAGAATGGGTGATATTTGGCTAACTAGCGACATGAAACAAGAACATGGATATGAATTGCGAGTATTTGTAAATCAAGTAACTTTTTCTAACTTCGAATAATAGGAAATTAAATTATTATGTTACAACTAGGAATTGATGATATAGCAAATTCTCTATGTCTATGGGCTGTAAAATATCTACCAGAGACCAGAGAATTTAAATACACGTATTACATTAAATTAAATGAGAATTTAAAGAAACTTAAAAATAGTTCAGTTAGTAATATATTCACATTTAAATGTTCTGTTGATGATGCGCCAACACAAGAAGTTCTTGAGGGATATAGAAAGAATCCATTGAGCATAATTAAATTTCTGGCAAGTCAATCAGAGAAATAAATTATTTGACAATTTAATTTAACTCAGTATAATGACTATCTTTAATGAACAAAGTGAGACTCAAATGAAATCTTTAGACTTTAAATTGACAATGTTTATGATCATTGCTGGATTGATTGGATTTGTTTCTACATATATCCGAGTAGGAATATGACAAGAATTAATTTAATTGATCCTAGTCATTTGACTAAACGACATTTAATTGCTGAGTATAAAGAAATCACTCAGTTTCTTCATAATGTCAAAAATCAAATCTTAAAGATATACCGAAGTACTTTACATTGGGAACTGGTCATGTGAAGTTCTTCTATAATAAAGGTGAATATGTTTCAATTTCTATTTAGTAAAATATAAGGACTCACTATTATGAACGGCATTACATCGGAACAAATTCAATTTTTAAGAGACAAATTACCAGAAATTGTACAGTTATTCAATGAAAAAAATAATTGCAATACAAAAATATTTGAATGGACTAAATTGCATTTTAAAGATGGTTCATTACAATCAAGTAAATTAATTACTATAGAAAATTTACTTGATCCATTAGTTGAAAAGTTAGAATTTGCACAAGCAGTTATATTTAATAAAAAGTTACTTACGTGGGTTCCAGTATTTGCTGGTGATACAATGTATTATTTGGGACATGCAAAGGTTATAATTAAACCAGAAAATTATAGTCGTTTAGAGTTGCGGCAAACATATATATTATGTCAATTCGTGAATTCCAATAAAGATTCATTTGCTGTAGTACAGCAACTTGCAATTTCAGATCTACATTTCGACCGAATTTCAAAAACATTATCATTTGGGGTTATTAATCCAGATGGGAAATCGGATACACTAAGTATCCCAAGACCAATAAAAAATACAGATACACTTGAAGGTGATTATTGGTATACTACAGTATTGGGCAACAAATATTATTTTTTAACTGAAGAAGATAGAAATAACTTTATTAAAACTATTCAGAAATCTTTGGAATATTTAAAAGTTGAATACTAATGAATAATATTAATAAAATCATCATAGGCAGCACTGCATTAAGATTGGCTGGATATAGTTTTACCCCAAAAGATTTTGATGTGTTTATTGATGATATATCAGTAAAATCTGATGGTGAAGATTATATATTAATTCCAACTGAACTTCTCCAGAAGATTCCATATTTTGTTGATGCATCTATGGCAGTTGCTACTCCAGATGCAATTTATACGATCAAATGTTCACACTTAGGTTGGGATATTAATTGGAATAAACATAAAGATAGTGTTCTATTTCTTAAAAGACATGGCGCTATGTTAATTCCAGAGTTATACAATTCGTTTGTCGAATATTGGAAATCCGTTAACGGAAATAAACCTCAATTGGATATGTATAAAACTAAATCTGAATTCTTTAGCAATGCAGTTCCATTAGTTATTGAACATGATGATCTACATAAAATTTCAGTATATCCAGATGAACCAATATATTTAAAAGTATTAGAAGATAATCAAGAAGTTGCATTGAGTGAATCCAAATTTAATCAATTAACTTTTGAAGATCAAGTGAGGTTATTTAAAGAAGAAATTGCAGTCATTGCAGTGGAACGATGGTTGATCAATCCAAAGTTAAGGAAAGAATATCATTGGATGGAAGCATGGAATTTAGCATTGCATAAAACAGTTGTAGATTTAACTAAAGACTGGTATACTGATTTTATGGTAAAAAATCTGGAACAATTTGTGAAACCGGATTTTGAATTATTTAGAAATTTTTATGATAAAGGAATACTGAAAATGAAAAGAATAGACTCTGGATTAGCCGTTGATTTGATTGCAAGCATAATCAAACATGAAGATGGCGATGATGTTTATAAAGAAATTTGTGTTCTTGATGAATTGTATAAATCATTTGAGGATAAAGTCTACGAACAATTTGTAAATCGCACGGTTGGATGGGCAAAACTAATTGAAGGGTGCGCTAAACTTCAAGTTATTGAAAACAACGAGGGTGAGTCGGCCTTGGAAATAATTTTTAACTGGGAAGATCATTATTATAAATTAATATTCCATGTTGATTCATTTGATGGTGTAAATTATTCCACTGCGGAATTATATGAAGTTGAGCCAAAAACAAAACAAATCACTATTTACGAATAGGAGGCGTTTAATGGAAAATTGTTTTACAAATGCAACAGTAAGTTGGAATGAGGCTGAGATTATTAAGCGAGAATCTCTCATTAGAGAAATACCTCAATTAATTTATACACAGTGGCATTCATTGAATAGAATGGTTAGTATGGAAAGAATTGAAACTCCAATATTAACTCCTGCAAGTAGATTGAAATCTCATATTGAAGAAAAATTTGAATTAATTAATTGTGGTAAACGTGGTTATCTTCGACCAGAAACCACTGCTGGAACATTTGAAGTGATGAATAGTAGAGTATTAACTAAGAATTCATTACCACATTGTTTATGGCAAGTTGGATTATCGTTTAGAGATGAACAAAATCCAGATACCATGCGAGCAAGTAAATTGAGATTAGTTCAATTTTACCAAATGGAATTTCAATTGTTTTGTGGTAATGGAACTAAGGCGAATTACCTTGAATCTGCATTGGATAAATTGACTGAAGTTTATGGAGGATATTATAAAGAAGCTGATGAGTTACCCCATTATTCCGAGAAAACCTTGGATTGGTATATTGATGATCTTGAAGTAGCTGGATGTTCAATCAGAAAGGATTGGAATGGTGGAATGGTATTTGAAGTAGCAATTGGATTAGATAGATTAGTAGCAATGCTAATGACGAAGTATGAAGCGAAGTAAATTTTAAATTAAATATGGAGAACTAAAATGGCAACAGCAATAAAAAATCATGAAGAACTATTTCGAGAAATCCTGAGAAGTTATGCAGAAGCGCAAAATGATCCAGTCGATGAATATGTTGATGAGTATGGTAATTTTGAATATTGGTCATTACTGAACTTAGATTCATTCGGAGAGTTTGAAAATGTTGAACTTGATGATGGGAGTGAAGGACATGGAGAGGATTGTTATTGGGTATTTAAGTGGAAAGGTGAATACTACAAATTCTGCTATACATATCAATCATATAATGGTTGTGATTATGATGACGGTAGTCTATTCAAAGTTGAACCAAAGGAAAAAATGATAACTGTTTATGAACCAATCTAAGATAAAGATTATTTTATTAGATGAATATAAATATGACGTTCTTTTGGAATTTGGTAGATCCTTTAAAAAAATAGGCACAATTGAATTTATTGATGATTCTTATTTGTTTATAATGGGACATCGACCAATTGATAAGGATTCAATGGATCACATAGAAGTATTTGTTAAAAACTTAAATTATCAACACAATGCTTTTGGTTTAAATTTTGATTAGAAAAAAGACTTGAAGATTATCTTTACTTCAAGTCTTTTTTCATTTATAATGATTGAAGATAACTAGAGAGGACTTAAAATGAAACACGCAATAACAATAGAACAAATTTTATATCTAAGAAACAAATTACCAGAAATTGTAAAGCAATTCAATGAAAAAAATAATTGTAATACAAAAATATTTGAATGGACTAAACTCACAAAAGTTCAAGTTAACAAACATAATGGATCATGTCTAAAAAGTCAGTCGAATTTTGTTATCATAGACAATTTATTCGACGAATCAGTTGAAAAGTTAGAATTCGCTATTGGGTTTATCTTAGTCGATGATAAATGGATGCCAGTATTTGAAGGTGACACCTTGTATCACGGAACAACCGAAGTAAAAGTTTATGAGTCGTATCGGTCAGCTTTGAAACGTCACCCAGAAATGATGGGTATATGGGAAGTGAACTGTAAACGAAATCATAATGGATTAGATATTGAATACTTCAAACCACTCAGTAAGTTAACATTTCTGCCGGTTCCAGAACGTAAAGTCAAATACTATACTATAATATATGAAGATGAAGTTATCTCAATTCCTAGACCGATAAAAAATGAACTAAAAGAGTTTGGTGGATCACATAAGGAATTATTTACATCTTCATGTTTTGGTAGAACGAACTATTTTTTTAATGAAGAAGATAGAAATAAATTCAACATAACAGTTGACAACTTTTTGGAATCATTGAAGGTTAATTACAAATGACAATTGTGGATATAATATTAGTAATATATTTGATTGGATATCCATTTCGAGTATTCTACTGCTACAAAGAACTTAATGTAGAAAAGGATATGTACTTGATAAAATATGGGATGAATGAACAAACATTTAAAACACAGGTATTCTGGATATCTATATTTGTTTCTTTGATATGGCCATTTGAATTGGTGGGTAGACTAATTATTGCTATTGTTTGTTGGGTTTATAATAAATTTAATCAATTGGTAGTCAGGAAATTAATTAAATTTTTTGACAAAGTGATTAGCAAGTAGTACAATCAATAATTAAATTAAATAATTAAAAGTGAGAAAATTATGATATTAATGGATTTGGTAGCAATAGTAATTTTAATTTTGGGATTTGGTATTGGTTCATTTTTAAAAAATTCATTCTTAATGGGTTCGGATTTTTTCGAGTGGATGTTTGTTTTAAATTTCTTTTATATCTTAGTTAGAATTACTTTTGTAATTGCCAACTGGTTAGAAGCTAATGATCATTATATTCAAGCAATAATTGATACGTTTATTGGATTGATTCAATTATTAGGAACTAAGGTATTTTAGTTGGACTAGATCACTTAATAGAAAATAATCTTAATGTTTAATTTTAAATAAAAATTTTGGAATGGATGATGTATACAGGAAAACAAAATTTAGATAGACTAATGAAAGAAATAGCAGATTTTGACATTTCTGCTGCTTATTCACTATATGTTAATAACACCATGTTAAATGATTCGGATGATTTTGATGAAGCAATGTCAAAACTGGGGATCAAGGTTTTACCAGAAGGCAAATCTAAATGGAGTGATGTTAAAGCCGAACTTGAATCAAGGAGGAAGAAATATCATAAACATCGTGATCTTATGATTCAACTTGCCAATGATAAAGGAACAAGAATTCAATTCTTAAATTCTTCTGGATCATGGGAGACAACTTCAAATGCATGCTTTTTGGATGATATTCAATATAGGGTTGCTGAAGAACCATCCATTAGCTATTTAAGTTATAGATTGTATTTTGATAATAACAATTTATTAAATGCATGGACCAATAAAAATATTGATCCTGCTGATTTATATGAATGGTATGGCGACTGGGTTAAAACTGATATAATTTTAACTAATAAGGAAGAGAGAAATGCATGGGACTACTGGGGAATGGATTGATTACACTGGATCTGATGAACAAATATGTATATGCTAACATCAATAATAATGAATTTATATTAACCGGAACTTTAACTAAACATAAAGGCAATAATCCATTATATAAAGTAACTTGTAAATTAAATGAAAATAATTATTATATATTTTCAGAAAATTCTATCTATGAAATTGAAAAATTATTCGGAGATGTAGATATAATATTATTACGTGGATTTAATTATACCGATGTAATGCGGAAGATGGTAACTATATGATTTATTTTAATATGGATGGTAAATGATGAATAAGTGGTCAGAATGGAAAGGATCTCAAGATCCAGAAATTAAATCTGGAACAGCAAAATTTAATATCAATGGAGCATCTATAGAATTGGATTTAAATAATTTTAAAGATTTTTCATCTATTGACAATCTATTACAACTTGCTTATAATCTAGGTTATAATAATGCTATTGAAGATGCTAAGAATAAATTAAATGAGATAAAAGTTAAATGAACAGTGTTTTTATATTGACAGAAGTATATTGTGGTGAATGTCCGACAATCATAGGAATATTTACATCTAAAGAACTTGCTGAAGAAACTAAGATTGATCTAATAGCAGGTTTAGATGATTATGAATATTATGTTGAATATTACATTAAAGAACATAAATTGCATTCTCAGAATAATTTTAGATTATGAAAATAATATCCAAATTTATTGATTATTATGATTATGTTGGAGATACTAACCAATATGATCATCAAGTGATTTATGATCGTAAAGATTTTAATTCTGATGATTTAAATTTCTCTGGAACAACAATTCATTATCTTACCGATTATGGTATTATCAACTTCAAAGAAATAATTAAAAATATTCAGATTGTGCAAAACTTTGATCATTATTATGAATATAATAATTCAATATACACTAGATATGCACTTAAGTATCTGGTTGTTATGGATAAAGTTTATTTGTTAGTATCTCAAAATAAAGATAAAGACATTAATAAGGTATCTGAGTATAATGATAGATTTACAAACTTTAAGATAGCTAATGAAAAAGATCATCCAGAGTTAATTGATTTAGTCATCAAAAAGTTTAATAAGAAACACTTTAGTTGGTATGATAAAATTTCAACGAATCCCGAGTATACTCATTTAAATGATTGGAATGATGGAATTACAATTGGCGTATATGATCCCAATTTAGTAAAATTATCAAAATTATTGAATAAACCAATATTCTGCATAATTCCACAATATCATAGTGTGTATAATACAAATAAGGTAAGACAACTTAAAGTTGAACTTAAAGTACCCAATCTGAAAGAAGTTGGATATACTATGATAGAACCAAATCCAGTGAAATTATACTCTGAATTAGAATTCTTTATAGCTAATGAACTAAGAGATAATCCCGATATAGTTCCACCTGTACAGATTAATAATAGCCACAAAATTGAACAACATGGATTTGATCTAAAGAAATCATTTAGACATAGAAAATAATTGACATTAATAATTAATTCTATATAATGAATTATAGTTAATTGAGAAGGAATTAGATCATGGCAACTTACATAGCAATATCACATAAAGATAGTTCAATTATATGTCAGGCCGAAGGATACATTAAATGTAGCGAATTAGCACAAAAATTAACTAATTGGAATGAACCTGGAAGTGTTGCACCATACTTCATAACTACGATAGATTGGATTAAGGAAAACAAATGAGTTACTATTTAAAATCTGGGGATACCGTCACAATCAAATCTGACAATTCACTAATAATTGATAAAAAATTAGAACCACTGAATTATATAGTTCAAGTGGATTCAAATGGTAATTTCTTTTTAAGAATTGTTGATGATTTCACAATGCCGGAAAAATTATATGGAAAAACAGAGAAACATTGCCAGAGAATTTTAAATACCTATAAAGAAAGATCTGGTAACCTAGGAGTAATGTTGGTTGGAAATAAGGGATCTGGAAAATCATTACTATCCAAATTAATCTCAAGAAAATGTAAAGAGATTGGAATGCCAACCATAATAATCAACCAACCATATCATGGAGATACTTTCAATAAGTTTATCCAAGATATTGATGTCAATACAGTAATAATCTTTGATGAGTTTGAAAAGGTATATGAAAAGACTGATCAAGAGAAGATATTGACTTTATTTGATGGGATGTTTGAATCTAAAAAATTATTTGTGATAACATCAAATAGCAGTTATATGATCGATGATAATATGTTTAATCGTCCTGGTAGAATATATTATCAGATTGAATATTCCGGTTTATCTGAAGAATTTATAACTGAGTTCTGTCAAGCTAATTTAAATGACAAGACACAAATCAATTCCATTATTAAGATTAGTAATTTGTTCACTGACTTTAATTTTGATATGTTGAAATCTATGATAGAAGAAATGAATAGATATCAAGAGTCTGCTGAGGAAGCAGTTGAATTATTAAACATAAAACCAAATTGTAATAATAGAATAAATGAACGTAGGTATTACATTGAAGAATTTGAGGAAAATGGAGTGTCAATACTTGACAAGTTAAATTGCACAGTTTATTATATGAATCCATTTATCGAATCTGTCGTAACATCAACAGAAGCAGTTGAATATACAATGAATCCATCGGATATAACAAAGATGAATTTATTATCTGGGAATGTTGAATATAAGGGTGAAAATTTATATATGCGATTGAAAGCCGATTTAACCGAGTCTTTCAATTTTAGGGGTGCATTTTAAAATGATATTCAATAACGTTCAAGATTTTATTTTATTGGAAAGGATTACACGCACAAACGATATTAAATATTTATTGGATTTATCAAGATATATTGAAGGGTATATGACAAATCCAGTTGAACATCATGATTTCTATGGGGAACTGGAGTGTAGAATCATAAAATCGCCGAGGGAACAGATTAACAATAATTTTCGGGAAATGAGTTTATGGGGACATGTATTTTTATATCATCTAAGCATGGAGGATCGTGGTTTATATGATGTTATATATTGTTACAAACTAGATGACAAGAAATATAATATGTTTAAATCTCTGAGAAATGCCTCAATGCAGAATGAAATCAGATTGACAGATGCATATGAAGATGGTAAAATTTCTTATGAAGTGTATGTTCACTTAGTAGTTAAAAATTTTACTCTACTTGCTAAAAGGAATGATTCATGAAAAAGAAAATATGGCTATATAAATTAACAGATGCCGTAGGAATTGAACAAGTAGTTGTGGTTGATGATCCATCAGATTCTGGGTGCATTGGTGGATACGACCGAGAAGGTGATTATCATCAATTTGAAGATTCAATGTATCATATTTATGATTGGGCACTTCAATATGACATACAAGTAAGTTGTGCTCCAATGGAAATAGATTTATCAGAGGTAATATTTGAATGACAATATTTTTAGGAATTTTAATTTTAATATCGATATTAATTTATTCGTTTAGATTTACATTAACTAAAGGGGAAAAGAAGAAGTCAACATTTAAATTAATTGACATTTTGAGTTGTGTATTAGTTGCATTAGTAGTAATTGGTTTTCTTTATTTATTAAATAATATTCAAGGATTATAAAATGAGTTTTAATTCAGTAGTAATAATTGGTACAATTTTATTCATTACAATTATCGGAGTTAGTTGTTCTGTAGGTAGAATTGAAACTGGTTCGGTTGGTGTACGAACTACATTCAATAAAACAGTCATTCAAGAAGAAGTTCAACAAGGAATTTATGTTGCAGTATTAGATTCCGTTAAATCATATGTGGTTAAAGAAACTGAACTCCAATTAAATGATCTAAAACCAAAGGCAAAGGATAACTTATTCCTATCTGAATTGGATCTTAGTATTTTCTATACAATCAATCCAACACAAGTATCAGAACAAATTACTAAATATTCAAATTTAACATCAGTGGATGACTCTGGTAATAGATTCCCAAATTACTTTTTAGTACAAAGAATTGCTAGGGGAGTTAGTTATGATACAATTTCAAAATTTGAATCATTGACTATTCACTCAAGTCGATCAGAAATTGAAGGTATGCTTATGAAGTCTCTTCAAACTGAATTGGATAATGTTGATCCTGGTGTATATACAATTACTAAGGTTATTATTCGACAAGCATTGACAGATCCTTCTTTAGAAGAAAGTATTCGATTGGCTGTTGATATGCAAAAGAAAGTTGAAGCTAAACAACATGAATTAGCTTTAGCAAAAGCTGAAGCAGAACGTAAGATTGCTGAAGCAAATGGTATTGCAGAATCCAATCGAGTGATTACTTCTTCATTGACTGATAAATTACTTCAATGGGAACAGCTTAAAGTTCAGGCACAGTTTGCAGGAGAAGGTACACATACTATCCTCATGCCACAAGGGGTTAATCCTCAAGTTCTAATTACTAAGTAATACTTGACTTATGAATGGCATTCTGTATAATAGAAATATGTACAGAATGTCATTTACCATTTAAGGAATATATCATGGAACTAATTCTAATAGATCATGAAGAGTGTAATCAGATTCTTAAAGATATAAGTAAATAAATAAATCCAGAGCATTACGAGAAACGTATCGGTAATCGGAAACTCACTGAGTTTGTGAATGTGGTTGATCTGGAATATGCTTTATATTCTACATTCATCGAATCTACAGATAGCTTTAATAAACCATATTCAAAGGAATCTAAGTTTAATTTAGTGGCCAAGTCAACTTTGTCAATCCCCCAGGTAGATGGATGGATATTATTTGAATGGCACTCACATTCATTTAAACTTATATGGAAACTTTATCTTGATGGGCTTTATGATGGTCTCAGACAAATCCAAATTTTAGTTGAATTATATGAGGAAAAATCGACATGGAAATATTAATGTACTTCTTATGGTTAATTGTGGTTACCTACATAATATTAACTATAGATTCAATTAGAACAAGAACACTTGAGGAAACGATACAGAGAACAATTGATTATCATTCTATTATAATACATTATCGTATGCATCGAAAAATTCAAATTTCATTTAGTGATTTATCATATGGAGTTGGGATATTTAATCGGAAAATTTTTAGTTTAGTTGATTCTTTTAAAGAATTGATTTATAATAAATTGGTGGGATTATATATACTGATCCTCATAGCGATTGATGGTGTGAATGAAAAATATTGATGGCAAACAATCGATGTACACAAAGAAGAATTAGCTACCGATGAAGAAAAATTTTGTCGTATGGTTGGGAAATTCTTGAAATGGATGCAGTAGCACCAAAGATAGATAAAGTAAAGATAAATCAATTATTTAAAAAAAGGGCGAGAAAAGACTATGAATATGAAAGATTCAATAAAAGAAGCTATCGGGAAAGAGATTAGTGTATATTATAGAATGAATGTTGATGATGAATTTATTGATGATGAATTTATATTAACTGGTACATTAACCAAACATAAAGGTGATAATAATTATTATCAAGTTACTTCATATGGAGCAAATAAACACATAGTATTTTCTGAATCTGAAGTTTATGATGTTAAACTATTATTTAATGAAGTTGGTGCAATAATATTATATTAAGGATAAAATTATGATTACTTTAAAAACATTACCACAAGCTACCGCTCAGGAAGTATTTGATCAAGTCGCAAAACATTTATTGACTCAAATGAAGAAAAGTGTTGCCAAAAGGACGGCAGAAAGTGCGTCAGATTCAAAGGATTATTGTATGTATCGTGGATTTGATGGCACTAAATGTGCTGCTGGATGTTTAATATCAGATGATGAATATAAGCTGGAGTTTGAAAATCACAATTGGTTACATCTCTCTAGTACTAATTATTTAGTGCCAGAAGAACACTGCTATTTAATCACGAAATTACAAAATATTCATGATTGCTACGAACCAGAAGATTGGAGAGTTAAACTAAATAATTTAGCTGAAGAATCTGATTTGAAACCTATTGACTTTTAAATCATATAATGTCATAATAGGTTATATGAAATAATATATAATGTAGGACTAAAAGAACATGAATAATAATAGCTGTACAGTAACGTTAATAGAAAAATTAACTTGTCATAATTACATTAATTTATTAATATCTAAAGGAGTTCCAATTGATCCAAAGATGGCTTGGATGAAAGATGGAATCATAGTACCGGAGATAGGATTTTCAGTAAAGAAATTTGTTGATCCAGAATCAGAAACAGAAACATGGACATGGAAAGCTAGAACATAATGACTGTATTTTTAGATGTAAATCAATTTGAAAAAATGATAGAGGATATTGTATGGGACTTAGATGTTAGTTACCTAGATGCAGTATTTGCATACTGTGATAAAAATGAAGTAGAATATGAGGATGTTGTTAAGTTAATCAAGAAGTCGATTAAACTTAAACAGAAATTAGAGTTTGAAGGAATTCAAACTGGTCAATTAAAGAGAAACACAGCCGCAGCATTATTTTAAATGGCGTTGTCTCCAGAATTTGCCGTTAGGATTTGGAAGCCATTATACGTTCATTTTACAAATAAATCTTATAATATATTCACTAGCAATTCTAAGATTAAATATGGATCCAATGAAATAGAAGAGAAAGGTAGACAGATCATAAAGTTTGCCAGAAAATTTAATAAAGATACCGATGCTGGATTCTTTTTGATTGCAAATTATATTGAAGGTAACTTTAATGTCCCTTGGGATTTGGATGAAGAATCTAATGACAATTATATCAAATGGATAGGTAGAAGGGAATCCATAAGTTATATTGTATCTAATGATGTTAGATTGATTTCCGACAACTGCAATAAATCTGATTTATATACTAAATTTCCACATGAATCAAATCTATTTAAACTATATTTAAATAAAAAAATATCTCCTGAAACATTAATATTAGTTGATCAGTATTATACTCCATTTTTAGATAAATGGGCATTAGAATCAATATCCAATATGATGCAAGATAAAGTATTTCGATTGATTAAATATAAACCATTTGTTAAACACAATGAAGATAAAATTAAATCTATTATAGGAGGTGAACTGGAACTATCATAAATATACATGCATGAGAAATAAATTCATTATGATGTAGTATACAAATATAATTAAAATAATTAAACAGGTACATCAAAATGACATCAAAATACGAATCAGACTTAAGTAAATTAGTAGCATCGGTAGAAGCGCTCAATTCTAAAAAATCATACACCAAAGATGAAGATGATCGATACTGGAAACTTGGTAAAGATAAGACCGGAAATGGTGCGGCTGTAATTCGATTCCTTCCAGAACTATCTGGAGAACTTCCATACGTTAGATTGTACAATCACTGGTTTCAAATTAAAGAAACTGGTAAATGGGTTATTGGTAATTGCCCAACAACTATTGATGGAAATACATGCCCATGCTGCGAGAAATATTTGGAAAATTGGGTAGAGAATGATAAAGTAGCACAAGCATATGCTAATACATTTAAACGTAAATTAAATTACATTTCAAATATATTGGTGATGTCAGATCCAATTAATCCAGAGAATGAAGGTAAAGTATTCTTATTCAGATATGGTAAAAAAATCTATGACAAATTGATGTCAAAAGTTAAACCATTGTATGAATTTGAACAGGCACTAAATCCATTCAACATTCAAAGTGGTGCTAACTTTATTCTACAGGCAAATACTGTTGTATTAGATCCAACAAAGAAAACTACAACTTTATCATATGATCAATCATCATTTCAAACTCCATCGGATTTAACTACAATAGATAATTTGGATGATATTATGGAATCAAGGTATTCTCTATTTGATTTAATCTCAGAGGATAAATTGGATACATATGAATCGATGTCTAAGAAATTAGAAAAGGCATTGACTGGTAAAGCGCAAGCTAAAACTCAAGAAGCTGTAAATTCTAAAAATCAAACTTCTGAAGAAGCTAGTGTAGTACAAGAGGAAACTAAACCTTTAAAAGTAGAATCTCCAAAGTCAACTAAAGCTAAACAAGAAGTTGCTGACGAGGATGACGAGGATGACTCGGATTACTTTGAACGATTAGCTAAGATGTAATATTGAGGGGAGACTTAATAAGTCTCCCCTTCTTTTTATCCCATAACAAACCCAGAGAAATTTCCAGAGTTGTTATTGAAGATTGAACGCTGCCCAGTAATTTCTTCAATTCTAGCTCTCGGCCTACTTGCAATGGCAGTATTTGAATTATTAATTTGAGTATTTGAAATTGGAGTAATTATTTGTGTAGTAGTCTTTTCAATTATCTCTTTAATTCTATTTAAATCTTTCTGTTCTTTAAGATCATTAACTTTATTAAAATTATTATTTAAAGTATTAACATTGTTAGATTCAATCTTTTTAATGCTACTTTCAACATCTTCAATTCTTGTGATAGTTTTAACATTATTTGAAATTTTATCAGTAACATTACTCTTAAATGTATTGACAGCATTCTCAATAAAGTTTGGAGTTTTAAATTCCTTATCAGTTTTCCAGAATTTTAATGATTCAATCTTATCAGAAATCCATGCGAATAATTCATTGATAGACTTTGATAGGTTGAACTGTTCAAAGTTCTTAGTTATTCCTTGAATAGTATTGTTAAAAAATGATTTAATTGAATTTAATTCTGTTCCAAATGATTCATTGATTCCGACCAACAGTGAATCGAAATGTTTAACTAAGTTTGAAGTGAATCCAGAAACAATTTTAAATAAATTTAATTTATCTGCATTCTCATTTAATGCTACACTAAGTTCATCAAATCCAAATAGGCTAGATACATAAGCAATGGATCTATCAATAAACTTTAGAATTACTTCAACTGGAAATAGCAATCCCTTAGTAATACCTTCTAAAATATTTCCAGATTTAAAGGTATCAACTATCGAATTTACTGGATCAATTAAATCTTTCTGAAAATTTAAAGATAATAGCATACTTCCGGCTAAGGCTAGTGGTCCAAATAATGGAGTTAATCCTCTAGCTAAAATTAATAATGGTGTTATGAATCCGGTCATTGATTTCAATATAGAACTAACATAACTACCTATTCCCGCTAAAGCGCCAATTTCAAGTAACCCTAAACTAGATTTCTCTTTAGTATTATTAATTGATCCAGAGGATTCCAATTTAGATAATACTTCGGATCTCCATTTAACTTCAGCATTATATCGTTCAGTATCAGTTTCGGGATCATATTGATTCCGTATAGATTTTACTATAGAGATAATATCATCTAATTTTGTCTCGACATTATTAGATCCCTGAATAATTTCTTGCTTATTCTTTCCTGGGATAATACTTTCTTTTACAATATTTTCTTTAAATGTAAATGCTTTAGTATTTTCCCGTTCAAAGAATTCAGCTCTTTCTTTAGAATATTTTAATTCATTGAATTGCCTAAATGATGCAATCTTTAAATGAGCCATTTGCAGCGCTAATTTTTTATTAGTCTCGGCAATTTCCTTTAATACTGGATCACTCTTAACCAATTCTTTGGCCTTTATATCTTGTTTACTTCTGCCAAGAATATGATTGACTAATGCACCTATACCTTTACCGCCATAGAATGAAGTAAACACAGCCATAGAGCCAACCAATTTAGCAAGCATACCATAGATGGGTGGAGTTCTATCTTGAGTGGCTATAGAGTTTAATCCCATTGCTGCGGTAGCAACTATTCCAGTAACTGGTTTCTTTCTAACATCAAACTTAGTAGCATTACTAATAGAATCCAATAGATTTTTTATTGGACCTTCAAATGATTCCTTTATCTTATCCAGATCATCAGCGAATGCTCTAAATTCTTTATTTTTCTTTTCTTCTAATTGCTGAGTATCCCTTTGAAGTTTATTCGATTCCTTCATGGATTCTAAATCAATTTTCTTTCTTTCAGTCTCGGATTTATTGTTTATTAAATCTGCTTTAGCTTTTGATAGATCGGCCTCAGCCTTTATTCTATCTGCTTGTGCTTCAAGAACTTTCTCTTTAGAATCTAATTGAGATTTTGCAGCTTGATCCTTTGCAGCATTTAAGTTACTATCAGCCATTTGTTTAATGGTTTCTGAAGTTCTTAAATTAGACTCTGCTACATTCTCTTTAGTCTTTTGTTCTAACTTGGCAGTCTCAAATGCTTGTCGATCAAGAAATTTCTTATTTTCCTGAGCAATTTTCTCTGCTTCTCGATTTGCCTTAAATGCTGCAATGACAGCATCTATTTCCCTTTCTTTATCATTCAGATCCATTATACCCCCTTCTATTACTCTCTTGGAATAGCCAGTCATCATCACTTATTGTTTTTGTTGAATCTTCTAATAATCCAGATGTTATTGCTAGGTTGCCATTAGAAAACCCAAAGGGTAATAATGATTGTTTTATTTCTTGCATTTGATTTTCAAATATTAAACTTCTTGTATCAACATTTGTTAAATTCTTAAATATCTTTTGTTGAGTTAACCATGAGAATAATACTAGGCACATCACTAAATCATCATGATATCCAGTATCAGCCGCATAAGAAGTTCCCTTTTTAACAAACGTACCAATTTCAGATATTATCTCAGAATCGCATACTACCAATTGTTGATTTTTTAAAATAGTATTCAAAATAGAACATCCCAACATTTTAACTTTAGAAGTTGTTCTTAATCCTATTTCTTTAGTTTTGCCATTTGAATGAGATAATTCTTCTTTTCTAGTTGAAAAAAACATATTGACATATTCATAAGTTCTATATAATATATTAGCAACTTCTCCACCTGCATCATTAAGTTCAGCTAATACATATGATTCATTGTATTCTGTAGCTATCTGATAAATGATTTGCGGGAACGCATAGGGACTTATAGAATTATCCCTATAAACACAAACTACTTTATAAGGAATTGCAGTTACATCTAAAGTAACAATTACTGAGTAATCCCCTTCGACGCCTCTGGCAGTATCTACGACAGAAATATAGGCATGTCCTGGGATTGCCTTCTCATATATTTTAATATTTTCAGTTTCTTCAATCGGTTTAATTATTGGTTGACAATTAATAATTTCTGAGGATACTAAAGTATTAGTAGATCCTGAAAATTGACATAATACCTCTGCATTGAATATATTCTCGCCTAGTATTTTTCTTTGATCATTCAACCATGTTTCATCACGACCAGGAATTTCATTCCATAGCATTTGAAATGTTGAAAATCCATTCAATCCTTCTTCGGCTTCACTCCAAATCTTGCGGAATAAATTATATCCTTTTGGGGTAGATGATACTATTACTTTGGTTTCATCTCCAGATGATATAGTAGGCCACACTGAAGCCCAAAAATCATTGGCAATATTATTTGGCACAAGGGCAAATTCATCTAACATCAATACAGATAAAGAATCTCCCCTTATACCACTAGCTGATGTAGCACTAGCGAATACCTTAGATCCACTCTCCAGTTCAATTGATGTTTTATTCCATTCGACTACACCATTTTGTAGCCACTGAGGTAATAATTCATAAGCTAATTTAAGTCTACCCAAAATCATATTTGCAGTCTTAGCTTTATTAGCTAGTATCCCACAATTTTTATCTGCATTAAATAATATATACCACAATAACCATCCCACTTGAGTGGTTGTATTATGACTTAAAATGTCATTTGAATAAAATCTATGATTATCATCATCAACAGTAACATCATACATATGTTCTTGATAATCGTATTTAATTAAATCTATACAGCGTTTATCTCCAAATTTAGTCTTTATGTAATCCCCAATTTTAACATCTTTGACAAACACTTCATTATACATAGAGTCAAATACTATATGAGTATCTGCGCATTCAATGTATAAGTCATCTTCTAATATTAATTTATATACTACAAATTCAATAGTCTTATGAATATGGGAAATTGGCTGCCAGCCAGTATCAGTTTCAATTTCCCATTCGGATAGTTCTATTGAATCTATAATTTTATCGGTCATATATTAACTTAAATTCTTTTTCTATATCTTCTATGGAGTTAATTATATTTATGACGGAATCAGAGTCTATACGAAAAGTTTCCGTCCATCCAAATTCACCTATAGCTTCTTCTGGTTTGATTTTAAATTCTTTAAGTTTTTGTTTAAGGACTTGCTCAATCATAAATGCATTATTAATCGTAGTATTCATATTGAGTTTAATTTTAGAAGATAATAATTTACCATATCTTTTCTTTATTGTTTTTGTGGTTATTCCAATTTTTGTATGATGATCATCAATTTGAATCAAATAAAAAATACCAGGGACTTTATTATCTGATTGATTCCATAGTGAGCCAAAAGATATTGATGAGGCTTTCTTCCTATTAATTTCTTCTATTTCTTCTTTAGATTTACTATTGAGTGTAGACTGCCATTTTTCTTGACGTTCCTTCCACATCCTCAATCCTTCATCTTCACCATGTCTTTCTATACATTTAGATAATGAAAATGTTGATTGTCGTTCCGACAGTAATATTTCAGATTCTTCTTTAGAATATCCTTTAGAAATATAATATTCAATTTTTGTGCTTTGGTTTTCTGGATGATCGATTATAGTTTGACTAGATTTAGCCTTGACAGATTCCAATCCACTCTGATATGATTCGTCATCAGTATATTTAATAAAGTTCTTTGAGAAAGGTGAAAATTTTCCACCATGATTATAAGCTGGATTTTTATCGCCTTTGATAGCATCTCCTAAAGATTGGACTTTGGTTATTTTTACATTGTAAGTTTCTTTATATTCTTTAGGTGTTAAACAATGTTTATATCTAAGATGCGGAGTTAAATCCCTAGCTCTATATGAACAAATTTTGCATTCAACATATTCCGAATCTTCAGGAAAGGTTTCATGGGAAATTTTTATTAAACATTCTGTGCAAGTTTTTTGTGTTTTATGATATGCACTTGTATAATTATATTCTGTATTACATATTTTACATGTTACTGTTACTTTTTTGTAGTTCATAGAATTCACCTATAGTTATTTTTTTAGATTCACCTGTTTTGGTGTTTCTAATATTTATATAGGTTGAAAATTTCAAACATTTGCCACTTTGTCTAGTAGCTTTTAATACTGTAAATCGATTATCATTAATATGATCAATTAAATTAGCTTGACAATCATATAAACCAAATTTAACTTTACCTTTATCAACATGTACAATGTACATATAATTTCTTATAAAATATTTTACATCCTGAGAACACTTTATAATTTCTTCTAATTGTTCTTTGGTATACTCAATATCTACTCCAGCAGCTTTAATATTTTTATTACCAAGATATAATTTATTTTGCTTCATCTTTAATTTTCTTAATTAAATCTGTCATAGTTCCTACAAAGACTGCCGTATTATTAGTCACTTGATTTACTTGTGGTTCACTTTTAACTTCTAATATTTCTTTCTTTTTAACATGTACATCCAATAACTGAGAATTAATATCAGCAAGATTTTTAAGCAATCCAGAAAATACTTCTAAAGCTCTGGGGTGTTCTGACTGTTCAGCTATCTCTTGAGCACGATTTAACATTTCTTTACCGGACTCAATGATGTCATGATAATTACTTCTGACTACTGAAATATCATATTCAATTTCTTGGGTATCGGTTAATGGTTCTGATTGAATTGGATCATGTTCAATAACTTCTGAAGAAATGACTTCAGCATCTTGAACTTTATATTCAATGTTCAATACATCAGATAAACCTTCTTTATTGATTATCATTTTAGTTTTCTGTTAATGTCTCTGTTAACGTATATACATCAGATTTACCCGCAGTGCTTGGAGTAACTTGCACAACATATTTACCAAATGTATCCAGATCAATATCAACTGTTTTAATAACTCCAGTAGTACCCTTTGGACCAAATAGATGAATTTTTGCAGTAAAGTCTAAAGAATTAATTAAATATCTATACTCTTTATAGTCATCAGATAATTCCGAATCGGGAGATACTGAATTTAGAATGAATGGGACATCTTGCTTTATACCTAATTCAGGGACTACATTTAAAGTTATTGTGTAATTTGGTGTGAAGTATGGTAGAATCTGTTCTATGATTTGAAGCATATCTTCTTGAGTCTTGGTATAAACATGTAATTTTAAATTAACATTCCAAGGACTAGGAGTCATTTCATACGTTACTCCATCAGGATCAGTAACATATTGTAGATTTCTTGATAGCTTTCTATCTGAGTCATAAACCATATTCAACATCTCAAAGGACATTCTTGGTAGATCCACTTGGTTGAAATTATTCTGAAGTTGATTCTTATCGGACTCAAATCTCTTTATATATTTCTCTTTACCAGCATATGATATTGGTACTCGAATATCCTTAATGATAGTTCCTTCTGGATCTCTCTTAGGAGTTCTAATATTTGAAAATAGGCTACCAAAAGCTACTATAGTATTTCTGATAGTTGCCCAATAGAAAGGATTATTATTAATCAATTAAAAATCTCCAAATGGATTTGTTACTGAGAATGTATCAACAATATCAAGTGCTTCTTCTTGTAATTGATCATTATCTTCTTTATCTGAATTCTGAATTCTATTGTGCCAAGAATTATCTTCAAGAGTAATGTATAATCCATTTTCTGTGGTAATATCGACACCATTTTCAAGGGTAATTCTAAACAACATTGAATCGACACCAAGGGTTTTACTGTAATTGTCTAATGTAGGAATACCAGTATTAAATACTTCATTAGAGTATCTATACATTTCTGTTTCCAGTTTCCAATAATTATCTCTACCTAATTGGTAATGTGGTTGTTCATTTTCAAAGAACTTAATTTCTAGTAATATAAAGGTATTCTCTTCATTTTCTTTTAGATCGATGAATAATAAATCCCCTTCTCTGGGAATTGATGTAATATTTTCAATACCTTTATTAGCAACTTCTTCACGAAATCTTCTAGGGGAGATTGAAAAGGTATAGGAATCTCTAATCTCAAATCCAAATTTTGACAGGATCTCAGATTTACCCTTTGGTCCAGAAAAATCTTCCAGATATGCTTCAAGGGCAATTGCAGTTCCAAAAGTTGATCTAGTATCTTCGCCTAGGATTTTGTCGTAGTTTGAATAGATCCTTGGAATATAATAAATATCAAATCCACTTATCTGAATGGCTTCTTCAATTATATCCTGAACCAATGTACGTTCATTGGCATAACCTTTGGAATTTATATATAAATTTGTTGCCATTTAATTATCCAACATAAAAACTTAATGGTTCTCTGTAAGTCGATTTTAATTGTTCTTCTAACTTCTCAATTTCCGATTCTGCTTCTTCATGTAATTGTTGACCATTTAGTTGCACTCCACCTGGAAGTATGATATTCTGATATTTAGATATATTGCTTGCCCATTGTTTTTTAATGATAGAAGTTAAATA